CCGCCGTCTCCGGGCCGGTGGGGCGAGAGGACAGGCTCGGGCCCGTCGGGGATCATGGCGTCGAGGAGCTCGTTGTACTTCTTGAATATGGCCTCCGACGCTGCGCTCCAGCTCTCGCCGTGCTCCGTGTCCTCCGGGGTGGCGACGTGGGCCAGCTCGTGCGCCAGCAGCTCAGGGGCGGCGCTGATGGGCGCCTCGGCCGAGATGCAGACGATCGGCGTGCTGCCGTCGTCGGGAAAGATGGTCAGGCCGTAGGCGGTGCCGTTGGTCTCGTCCCGCAGGTCGGGGACGTACTGCGCGACGTACTCGACGCCGGGGTAGAGCTCAGAGAAGGCCCGGGCCACGATGGCCGTCGGGTCGTTGATGAAGGGCGAGGCCATCGGGCCGATCTTCTCGTACTGCTTCAGGGCCGTGTAGGTCTCGCGCAGCATGGCCCGCACTTCGTCCTTCTTGATGCCGTTGATGGTGGGCCCGTTCAGGATCAGGTCGAGCATCCTGTCGCTCCAGTCCTGCATCAGGTGAGTCTCCGGCATACCGCAGCCGAAGGGCACGACGTCGACCTTCTCACGGGTGAGGGTTTCGTATTCTTTCACGGTGCTGCTCCTTTCAGAAAAGCCGAGCGGGCCGGAGCCCGCCCGGCGCTCCATTTACTGCATGACGACGACCTTGCCGGCGTCGATCAGATCGCCCATGTTCTTCAGGAAGTAGTCGGCGATGTTCTTCTTGGCCTCGAGCTTCCAGATGCCGCCGTCAGCCTCGAAGAAGCCGATCCCCTCGTCGGGATCCACGCGCAGCAGGAACTCGCTCTCGGGCTGCTCCACCTCGAGGAAGGTGCGGAACGGCCGCAGCATGACGCGCGGCTTGATCTCGATGAGCGCGTTGAGGGCGACGCCCTGACGGGCCTCGACGGTCTGCGTGACGCCGTTGTCGTTGGTGCTGACGCTGTTCTCGTTGGTCATGCGACTCAGCAGGTCGAGCAGGTAGGCCGTGCCCTCGTTGGGGATGCAGAGACTCCGCAGCTCGATCAGGGCTACCTCGCGTCCTCTGAAGCCGGTGTACAGGCCCGGGGCGTCAGCCTTGGCGCGGTAGAGCGTGTTGCGGGAGAAGTCGCTCAGGTAGGTGGTCATCACCTCGACGGTGTCGTTGCTCTTGACCTGCACCATGATGGTCGTGCCGACCTTCTCGAGCTCGGTGCGGATCAGCTTGCAGATGCTATCGAGGCCGCTGACGCTGATGCAGTCGGGGCGGTCGACGTGGGGCGGGATGCGGGTGAGTGATGCGTCGGCGTAGGTCTGGCCGCCGATCTCGAAGATCTTGGTCTCCTTCAGGCTGACGATTTTGTCGATCATTTTTGCGAGCATTGTGTTGTCCTCCTTGTTCTGTGTTGTGGGTTGTTATGCGTGCTGGACGAGCTTCAGGAGCTTCGGGGCCTCCTGCTGCGTGCCGTCCATGTTCATTTGACCGGGCACCTGCGGCACCATCTCAGCGACGACGAGCTCGCCGTTGCTGTCAGAGGTGACATAGAGGGCCGTGGCGACGGGGTTGGTGGCTGCGAGCGTAGACTTGGCCGTCACGGAGACGCCGATGGTGCGGCGCTCGTCGTCCGGGGTCAGCTCGATGGTGAGGGTGATCTTGCGCTTGGCCGTGGCCTTCGTGTTGGGGTCGAGGATGTTCTGGATCACCTTGTCCATCTCATAGTCGACGCGCTCCTCGAAGGCGCCGCGAGCCATCGACATGATGCTGTCACGCTGGTTCTGTTCGTTCATGTGGTTGCTCCTTTCTCTTTGTCTCCGGCCGTTCCGTACTTCTCGAGCGTGTCCTTCAGGGCACCCGCAATACACTCGGCCATGACTGTCGCGGTTTTGGTTTCGCTGCTCTTGGCAGCCTGTTCAATGGCTGCGCGGATCTCGTCGGGCTCATAGCCCGTGTTCTCATAGGCGGCGAGCTTCTGGACGAGCACCTCCTTGGTGGCTGCGCTCCAGTAGCCCGTCTTGATGCCGTTGACTCTCTCGTGGGTCAGACGTTCCATGCTGGCCCTCCTCTCAGGTGGCCGATCCGAGCGTCATCTGCTCGGCCTCGGTCGGGTTGTCTGCGTAGGCTGCGGCCGTCTGGCCCGTGGGGCCCGAAGGCTCCGCTCTGGCCCATACGGCCTCGGTGGCGTCCGAGCGGGTGGCCTTGCGGCGGCCGACCGTTGTGAGGATCCCGATCTCCTTCAGCTCCGTGAGCCGCGGGGCGACGTAGTTGCGATTGAAGTACGGGATCCGGCCGGCTGCGACGAGCTCCTCGGTGATCTCGCTGGCCGTGAGCTCACGGTTGCCGAGGGTCTCGAGGATCAGGCGGCAGCGGGCGGCCCGCTTGGGGAGTACGGCGTCATAGCTGCGGCGCCGGGTCTCTTTGGTTGTCTGGTTCATGCGTTTCCTCCTTTCCGGCCAGCTCGACGCTGTCGGCTGGCGCGTCCTTGACTTCAGGCGTCGGTGCTTCGTTGCCCCACACGTCCCATCCCGGGGCGGCTTCTCGGGCAAAAAGCTCGATGCGGGGCAGGTCTCCCATCAGCTCGACGATCTTGTCGCGCACTTCGGCAGGCTTTTGACTATGCCTACGCAGCGGCGAGAACACGAGCTGACCGACGCCGGCGCTGATGCGCTTCGGCTTACCTTTGATAGCGATCAGGCAGGGCTCGGTATTACCTCGAGTCCAGCGGCCGAGGCCGAAAAAGTAGCCGTTTCCGCTGCGGTTCTGCTTGATCCACTGGAAGGCGATCGACTTGTATTTGAAGCCCCACGCCTCGATCAGGTCGAGGGCTTCCTGCATCTTCGGGTATGTGGCCCACATAAAGAGCACACAGTCGTCAGCAGCTATACCCCCCCCCGCAGGGTTGACGGGGAGCTGCTTCAGCTCGTTGATGCTCATGGTCGCGTACTGCGCGGCAGCCGCGCCCGAGCATCCGCTGTCGCTGTAACTCCACGGCGGGTCGGCGTAGATGATGCTGTATTTCTTATCCGGGAACGGGATCACGTTGTTGCCTCCTTTCCGAGCACTTCCGACTCGATGCCGTGCAGGAACTTGATGGAGCCGGCCGTCGCCGGTACTTCGTAGCGGGAGAGCTCTGCGTGCGTCATGTACTTGCGGCCGTAGATCTCGGCCATATCGCGCCAGACGGGCCACGGCACGCGGTAGAAGTCTGTCAGGCTCACGGAGACGAGCACGAAGGCGATGGCACCGAGTTTGTGATGGGCCTCGAGGTCGTCCTGCTGCTCTTGAGTGAGCCGGCGCTGCTCGATGCGCTCGTCGTCGGTGTGCTTGGCCTCGAAGTAGATGCTCCGGCCGCCCTTCAGGGTGCCGCCATAGTCCGGCTGGGCCTGCTTGGTGTAGCAGGCGAGGAACTGGCCCTTGCGGTTCTTGGCGCCGAGGGGCTTCATGGGCTCCGGCGTCTTTTCGATCTTGGCGAGGCCGCGGCTGAGGTAGTAGTCGCACGAGGCCGAGATGATATTCTCGAAGTAGCCGCCGGCGACTCTGGCCTGCTTGCCGCGGATCTGCGCCATCATGTGTTTTTCGGCTGCGTATGGCGTCGGGTCGTTGTAGCCCTCCGCGTTCTTTCTCGGGTCGTACTTCGTCACGGCGTTCAGCCTCCGATCTCGATGTGGACGCCCGGATCGGAGATCAGGCGGTCGGCGAGCTCGAGGATGACGCTGCCATCCAGCTCGATGCTGATGGGGCCGTGGTCGAGGTGCTGGTTGCAGACGGCCATCGCCCTGAAGGCGGGCAGGTGCAACGTGACGCTGCCGATGTCCGGCTTGTCCTCCTCGCTGTTTTCCAGCTCCTCGTCAGGCTTCAGCTCGCTGATGGCCTCGAAGCCGTTGCGGACGGGGATGCCGTGCGCCTTGGCGAGCTCGATCTCCGCGGCCATACCGGCCGAAGGGTGGTCAATACCGAAGGCCCACAGCTCGGAGCAGCCGAGCACCAGCTCGCTGCCGATCTTCAGGGCCAGCTCACGCTCCTCGGGGACGTTGTCGTCCATGAACTGCGTGAGATAGATGTGCGGGGTGACGGGGATGACGCCCTTCTCCACAGCCGCGCGGCTGTACTCCTTGGCGCGCTGGATGTTGTTCTCGTAGTCCCCGCGGCACGGGGAGCAGATGTAAACCTTTTTCATGTTGTCGTATCCTCCTTCTGGTTCAGGGCTTTCGCCCATCGTTGTTTGTACTCGGCCGGCGGCTGCTTTGACGGGAAAAGAGAGAGCTGCACGGGCTTTGCGGCGTATCGTTCCTTGTTCCATCGGGGCTTTCCGGCTTTTGCGGCCTCCAGCGTCCAGCCCGAGGCCCTGAGACTTGTCCCGGGCTCGCTCTGGAGGATGAAGGTGATGATTTTGGCGTAGCCTTCCCGCTTTGCACGTCTGGCGCAGGCCGCGTAAAGCGCCGAGCAGGCGTTCCGCGTGCCGTCAGTGCAGAGCCGCGTCACTTCGAGGGTGCTGCCGTTGTCGAGGTAGCGGCCGGTCGGCCTGCCGACGATTGCGACGCCGCAGAGGCGTCCGTCTTTGTAGGCTGCGAGGCTCCACTTGTGGCCGACGACTTTGCCGTGGTGCCTGTGCAGCTCCTCGACGTAGGCGTTGGCCTCTCTGAGCGTAGTCTCGCGGATCTCGATCACCTGCTGCGCCAGCTCTGGCCGGTGAGGGTGATGCCCCTGCACATTTCCATGAGCCGGTCGATGGTGGCCCGGGCCGTCATGCTGTCGTGGCTTTCTCGCGGCGTCATGCGGTCGATCAGGGCCTCGGTGTCGTAGTTGGTGGTCACTATGGTCGGCAGGTATGCCTCATAGCGGCCGTTGATGATGTTGTAGACCGTGGAGATCGCCCACTCGGTCGGCGGCTCCTTGCCGATGTCGTCGATCACGAGGAGTGGGACGGTCTTGTAGATCTTCAGGACGTCGCTCTCGCTGCCGCCGGTCGTGGAGTAGGTGCGCTTGATGCGCTCCAGCAGGTCGATCATCGTCATGCAGATGACCGGCTTGCCTTGCGCGATCAGGTGGTTGGCGATGGCAGCGGCGAGGTGGGTCTTGCCAGTGCCCGGCGGGCCCGCGATAAACAGACCGTTGCGGCCGGGTTCCTGACGGCCGGGCTGCGGCAGCATGGCGTCGAAGCCTTCGGCATAGCGTCGGGCGGCTGCCGCTGCTCGCTTGTTGTCGTCGGTGAGCTGGAAGGTGGAGAAGGTGCGCCGCAGGAAACGGTCGCCCATGCCTGACTCGCCGACGATGCGCTTGATGCGATCCCGCATTTTCTTCTCCTCCTCAGCCTTAGCGGCTGCGGCCTCAGCAGCTTCGCGCTCTGCCTTCGCCTTCTCATAGGCAGCCACAGCCTCGGGACAGGTGCATCGCTCGGCTCCGTAGGGAGGCCAGAGGATGCGGTTGCCGAGCGGGATGCCCTTGTGGTAGCGCAGGGCGCCGCAGAACTCGCAGGGGACGGGCTCAGGGACTCCGGGACGGCCGGCGAGGCGCTCGTCGTTGCTCCAGATCCAGTTACCGGCGTCACTCGTCGTCGGCCGGCTTGAAGCCCTTGCCCCAGTCTCGGCCGGAGCTGTCGGGCTGTTCAGGATCTCGCTGATTTTCTGCACCTTCGTTCACCTCCTCGTTTTCCCAGTAGCCGCCGTTGAGCCATGTGCTCGGGTTCGGTATGTAGCGCCCGTTCTCCCGGCGCCACTGGTCGCTCCGCTTCTGAGCGTCGACCGCCTGCATGATCCTCTCGTGGAGCTCAGCGGTGGGCTTGATCTTGTTC